GATGATATCGTCTCCGTAAACAGCTAACGGTGCTATATTACCTGATGCAGCATATGCTATAGCTGAAAAGATAATCGTTTCAAGCGGGAAACAGAAACCGTTTCCCATACCAACAAAACCGTCAAATTCATGGGTTTCGCCATCTATAGTAACTCGTGGTGAACGAGTTATATCTAGAAGATGAAACCAATCTGACGGTAAGACAAGTTTTACCATTTCGCGAGTAATTGTGTCACTCGCTGATGATAAATCTATTGTCGCATTAGGATAATGCGCTAGTCTTTGGTTATGTCCTTGATCGGTCAGATCGTGAAAACGATATCGTTTAAGGCGCCTTCTTAGATACTCACCTATTCCGTTTTGGAGTAGAGAGTTAATAGAAGGCTCCACCGTTATCGTACGATCACAATCTGAACGCTTCGGTACCGTCGTTAAACGAGCATCTTCAACGCAGAATACTGCGTTTAGGACTGAGCAGGGACCGTCTGATTCAATTAAGAATCTAGACAGGCCTGACTCGTTTAGCAACGGTAATCCAAACGGGAGAAGCTCCCGTGTTATTGTTCTCGCATTGATGCGACTACGCTCGTCGTGCATCTTAGTTCCCTGCGATATGCCAGGACCTAAGTAGCACAGAGTTGCAAACTCCTTCAGAACTGATTCATTCAACGGACCAAGCATGATGCTGATCCGCTTACGTACTATCTTAAGAAGCCTGGAAGTAATGGGTAAACCATTACAACTAAGCATCTCACGGAAGTAACGTGAATGAACCGTGTTCTGGACCTGAACTGCTTTATACTTTACGATAGCGTTATCCCGTGAATCGGGTCCTTTAGCTATTCTAGCCTTTGACAAAAGTTCATAACGAACTTTGTCAAGCATAGGGTAGAACTCAAAGGCATGATCTAACGGCAATATACCGTTGGACAATTTCGGCGATCGCATAGGACCATAGCAGAACGGGCCACAGGCCGAGGACCAAATATGCAGAAAGTCGTAGACTTCCGCTACAGACATGAGACTCAGTCTTTGTCTTCTCATCACCTTTAGACTCCTTGTTAGCGAACAAACGTTTCATCACAGATTGCTGTGGTAAAAGCGGCGTTACTAATAAAGGAGTTAAGTGCTTTCAGATAATTTCCTGAATTCACCAAAGGTGGGAGAGCGGAGATACCCGGGTAACGCCAACTGGCGGGACGCGAGGAATCTACTGCATAGATCCATTCCCCAGTCTTAATACCGGTTAAGGTATCAATGATAGGGAACACAGCTTTAAGTGTATACTTACGCTGTGTTTGGCCGGAGTTTGCAGGGCGACGAGTGATCGTCAATGATGGAGCCTCAACAAACGAGAAATTGTTTATATCTTGAAGCACGGTGCAGCGATAAGTTGCTACATCAGCTGAGATATTAACTAACTCGAAGGTTGTGACTTTGTTAGCTTCATCGGTAAAGCTTAAGCTACCGGGTGCTGTTGGTAAGGGCATTATAGAGCTCCTATTTGAGACAATAACCGATTCATTCGAGCAGCCAATTGCTTGTCTGCCGTGGTCTTGGCAATATGCCTCGACCTCGTTATTGCAGTGGTTAGAACTGTGAGTAAAGCTAAAGCATTTCCCGCTCGAGTATCAAACTTGGTGACCA